AATTTATTCCATTGACTCTTTCCACGTACTTGGTCAATGGATTATCCGCCTGGTATGACCCGAGCTCGGAACGAGTTGGACTACGACGTTTTTTACTAGGATGTTTGGGTGTCTTTTTTTTAGGTTTTTGATGTAGCATCAAAACTATATTTAGCTCTCGTGATCAGATTCATCTGTACCACTATGGCCTGTGCGTAGGCTATCGCGTGTGACTTCTTGAAGAAGTATGAGCCGTCCGTGGGTCTAGTCCACACTTCCTTCATTATGTCCTGCCAGTCCTTGTACATCAACTGCCTCTTGGCGGGACGTATTATGGCCAACACAGCGGCCAGTTGTTCTATGTTCCTTGGTTCCAGTTTAGACACTATGTTGAAGTGTCCATTTAGGTGGAACAGGTTCTCCACGGTCTTTGGATCCTTCAGCATGTCCCAATCCGGTTCCTGTATCATGAGTTCAACCAGTTCCTGTTCTGACTTCACTTCCTTGTATATGTTTACATTCAACATGTCTATCTTGAAGTATCCTCTGTCCTCGGCTTTTTTGTAGTCCAGTGATGAATTCCCCGTCACAGGATGTTCTGGTACAGCATGGAAGTATACCCCTGTCTTGTGTTTCTCGGTCTTGCCATCTTTGATTATCGATGCCGGTGTGTGTTTGAAAAGTTTCAGCACTCCGTCCCTGTCGAAGAAGTCTATGTCCACGTCAGGCATTAGTGCATACTCCCTTTGCCTTTTTCAGCGTGTTGTATCATCTTGTCACGTGATCCCGGCTGTAACACCTCCAACACATCTAGGAGTTTCCTGTATCCCTCGGAATCAAGAACATTTCTATTGATGTCTGGCATTATCACTCTTCCTATTGATCCATCCCCTTTTATTACCACGGCACAGTCTCCGTCCTCGAAATCCAAGTTGTCCGCTATCTCTAGATCAATCTTAGACAATCTTGGCCTCCTTGGCTGTTTCTTTTACCAGCATGAGGTCGGCCGGATAGCTCTTTAACTTGCTGGGCCAGAAACTTGGGTTTATGAATCTCTCAATCATCTGTAGTTGTTCGTCGTTGAATGATTTTAACATTTTCTTGCCTGCTTCGCAACCTAGCAACAGCCATGGGCTGATGGCACCCTGCTGTATGTGTTGAACTGCCCTGTTGGTGTTGACCAATCTGAAGTAGTCTGACCATTGTGCGTGTTGTTCCGTTGCCCAGTCCATCATGGTGGCGATACTTCTTTGTAGCGCGGCCTCCACGGGTTCCGTCTTCAGTGTCTCGATCAGGTACTCCTCGTAAAGGTCATCTCTGGCCCAGTGGTCTAGTTTGATTTTTGATTTCAGCACGAAGTCTATGTACTTGTCTGGATACAAAGGATTGATGTGCATGATGTATCTGCCAAACTTCACAAAAGCATTGTAGTAGGGACTCTTGACGAAGTCATCATAGGTCCTGTCCTTGGCATTGTGTTGGTGTATCTTGTAAAACCTCTGGAACACCATGAACGCATTGACCACCCACTTCTCATCTCTCTGTAGATACCTACGTTTTGGTTCACAAAGGTGTACCTGTAGAGTTCTCTCTTTGGCGAACTCCTTGCCACAGTAGGTGCATTTATTTGTCGATGCCATGTGCCTCTATCAGTTCCTCTAGTTCTCTGTCTGTGATCACCTTGTCTAGTGTCTCGAGATCGGTCTCTTTCCATGTGGGATAGATCTCCTGTAGTTTCTTTAAACTCTTGTTTGGCACACGCTTCATGGGTTTGATCCATGGATGGAACTGTTGTTGTAGTGCGCCACACATGGCAGTCAGTATCCACAACAGTTTCTTATGTTTGCCCAATGTGAAGCAGTGCTTGTTCACGCACTCGTTCACCATCTCCACGTAGTGTTCCACGTAGAATTGGTCCTTTGACGAACAACTGGACACATATCTCATCAGCATGTAAGGTGAATACAGGGATTTCTCTTTGTCGTCAATCCTGTCATAATAATCTTTGTTCCTGAAGTCCACGGCCTTCAATCCGTTTCTTAGATCAAAGAATTTCTTTGTGTTACTTTTTTTTGCTGGCATATTTCAATCCAAACATAGTGCACTCTTTGGCATCTACAAAAGTCAATTTTATTTTATTCTGCATGTGATTCATAGCCGAAATCTTGAATTTATTTTTCCTCAACCAATCAAAGAAATCTCTCATCCAATCCTCGTCCATCCATACCGCGATCTTGTTGCTGGTAATCAGGACAGGTGCGTCAATGGATATGGTTCGCCTACCAGACCGAGCCATAGTCCACCTGTTCACACTGTCTTGATATGTCTTTAACAAAATAAGCACACATGGGTCTACGTCCATTGGTCAGTGGCACCGCCAACATCTGTCCTGACTTGATCTTGGGGAAGTACCACTTGACTTCTGTGTAGATGTCTACCACGTCTATGGGCATGAATTCTGGTTTGGTGCTGGACAAAGGATTGAACGTGAACGCGTCAAAACCCCTGTCATTTAGGCTGGTTATTGGTAGCACGTGCATCTCTGATTGTCCTGCCTCACCTATAAGCATCTTCCAGTCCAGTGGCATCTTGATCTTGTGATCCCCTATCTCTAGCACCGCCGCGGGTGCGTTGAAGCTCTCTAGGAAAATAAGTGGTATATAGAAGAAGTCTGGATTGGCTGGATCAGAATTGTCCAACACGGCGAATCTCAATTTCTCATCTACCCATTCTGGGATCTTCTCTAATTTGTATGTCCTGTCATCAAGTGTAAGGATTTTCATAATCTATCTTCTCTATATTATACGGGTAATTGGCCTCTTTGTAAAACTTTTTCCGCTGTCCTAGGTGTCTTTTCGCAAACTTGCAACTGCTGGTAATGTCCCAGATCTGTACGCTATCTTTGTCTTCCGCCTTTCTGATCCCACGTCCTATGCTCTGTATCACTCTCACGAACGACTTGCCAGGTTCTATGAGAACAAGATTAAAAATCCTAGGAATGTTAATGCCAACAGCGGCAACTCCATATGTGGCAATAATAACTTTATTTGTCGCAGTAGATATTTCATCATATTGTTCCTTCCTGTCTGTGTTTTTGGTTGCTCCGGACACGAACACTGCGTCCTTGATTTTCTTTTCGAGTATCTCACCAGCGGATATCCTGTCCACCAGTATCAGTGTGTTGCCCGATGTGGCTATGCTTTGGATGGTCTGTGCCACCCACGTCATCCGTGTTTGGTCTGTTGTGAGCCATTTGAGTTCCTCCCCGTAGGTCTTGAACTGTGGATGATCCTGTGTCTGTAGCACATTGACATGGCAGTTGGCCAACACTCCTTTGTCCTGTAGTTCACTGGCTTGTATCCTGTTGGCCACTTCGCCTATGCTACATTTCAACCCCATGAATTCGTAGTCCGCCTTTGGCACGGTGCCCGTAAGTCCCCAACGTATGCCACAGTGTGCGAATGGGCCTGTCAGCAACCTTTTCAATACGTCTGCCTTGGCCATGTGTACCTCATCTATGATTATTGTGTTGATGCCCTGTATTGCTTCTAGAAATTCAGTCGTGTGCTCGTCCTTACTTTTCTTCTCTAACACATTCAATGATTGCCATGTGGCTATGGTGTTGAACCTACCTAGTTCTTTCCTGTCGCCGTAGTACACACCAACATCTAGATTACAAGCAAGGAAGTCTTCTTCGGTCTGTGTCACAAGACTCTTGTTGGGCACGATGGTCAGTGTCCTGCCGTAAGGTTCCACTAGTTGACACAACGCCGCGGTTATTATGGTCTTACCCGCCCCGGTGGCAATCTCCTGTATGCATTGCGGATTCTCGATGAATTTGTTTATGGTCTCCACTTGGTAGTCTCTGAGTTGTATTGGTTGCCCGGCACATGGATGATTGTCTGGCCATGTGATGTGTGCCAAGTAGTCCTTGTCCACTGCTTTGAATTCATAGTTGTGTTGTTCCCTGTGGTCTTCGAAGTCCACGTACACCCCGCCGTCTTCCAGTATTGGCAGTATCTGATCCACTAGGTTAAGGTACGTCGTACC